TATTACATAAGAAACATTTGAACTTGTAATCTTTTTAGTCGCAATAGCGTCATCAAAAGTATAATATTCATAATCTACTGAATCTACTGGTGTTAATGGAGAACTATCCGTACCCTCGTTTTCTGTACGAGAGTCTGGTCTTGTTGAAGTTGCAAAAGCTTGTGGTCTACCTAACATCAAATAATAGACAGTAGGACTTGCTTCTGAAAACGATTCGCTGAATTGTTCAGCGTTGTGTATTCTAAATTTATTTGTTACTATTGCTGGCATAATCTTTCCTTAATTTCTATTTATATTTATACGGCAAATTAGTAAGATATTCTAATCTCCGTAGGTAGGGCAATATAAGTTTTTAAATTAGGAGAACCAGTTATATCTCTAAATTGTACTGTTTCACCGTCATAATCAGTATTGTGTGTTCCTATGATTGTATGATTTGCCCAATTACTCATTTGCATAGGAGCTATATAACTTGCAACCGTTGAGTCTGCCCCAACAGCTGATGTTTGTGGAATACCACTTCCTGAATATCTTTGCCAATACTTATTGAATGTTCCTATTCTTGGTCCTACTGTTGCATATCCATATTTGGTTGTGTCACCACGAACTGTAACTGTAGGTATAATATCAAATTTAATTGTGTAGTAAGGTGATAATGTAACATCTCTTGTATTTGCTGTAAAGTGTTCACTTGTACTGTCTGTTAAATCTGCTGGAACTCCTAATTCAGGATTTGCTCGTAATGAAGTACCATCAGTTGCAGTTCCTAATCTTCTACCAAGTATGGTACTAAAGATTGTTCTGTACACTCCAAATATTTCTTCAGTAACATCTGTATTGATACCTGTAACGTTTCTTAATCGAGCAGATATTTGAGATTCAATTGTAACCTCTCCTTGAAAATAAAAACCAGAAGTATGTAAAGTTTTAGTGTATGTATCTCTCCAGTCATTAATAGAACGACCTACTCGTACAATGTAAGAATAATCCTGATACAATAAACTATCTTGTATTTTCATTGAGTCTTCAGAAATCCATCCATCTTGGTTAATAAAAGCACCATCAGTAGTTGCAAGAGCACCTACAGTTGAAGTTGCAGTTGCTTGATCTATTTTATGAATGGTAGCTGTAGAACCTGAAATTACACCACTAATAGGTGTATTTGTAGCAAATGTTCCTGTTGCACCAGAACATTTTAAAATATTTGTGTTTATATCTAACAAAACAACAGTCGCTGTTACAGCAGAGGCACTTGAATCAACGCCAGTAATAGTTTCACCAATAGTAAAACCACCTGTACGATTTGTTAATAGTAAATAAGTTGGTAAAGTTAAAGTTGGTGGACTAGGACTTGCGTCATAGTTATCTCCTAATTCAATTGTTTTTAATTTTAAAACTCTTCCAATATCTGAACTGTTTGCAAACAAAGAAGCACCAGAACCACCAGAAGAGGTAACAGTAATTGTTGGCATAGAAGTATAACCATTACCTTTATAAATCATTCTTATATCAGTTATATCTCCCGAACCTGTTCCTGATTCCTGTACAATTTTACTTCCTGTATATGGATCACCTCTTACAGTTTCATCTTCTAAAATAATATGGTCATCAACTGTTGATGAAGATTCTTCTTGTGTAAAACTTCCATTAACAACTGAAATTTTTGCAGTCGCATTACCTGAACTGAAATTAACAACATCTCCTACTTCATATCCTGTACCTGCACTATCTACTACAACTTCATCTATTTGTCCTGAACCTATAGCATCAACTTGAATAATTGCGTCATTACCACCACCTGTAATTGTTACTGTATCTCCTTCATTATAAAATACACCATCATTAGTAATAGTTTTACTTGTAATTACTCCTTCAAGTGTACAAGTTACTAAAACATCAGGATCGGTATTATCTGTACCTGTAATATTTTGTCCTGCAATAAATGTTCCTGATATAGAAGTATCACCTACAACTAATTCAATAACTGTTTCTCCGCCAATTGCATATTTAAAAACGTTTTCTACAATTGCAGTTGCCTCATTAATAGAGGCATCACCAGGTACGTTTGCTTGTGTGATTGTTTGTCCGATTAAATTTGAAGCATTTGAAATGCCTACTTCTTTACATCTTAAAACTTTTTGACTGTCCCATTTACCATCGGACACTCTTAACATATTTTCTTTAGGATATCTTATTTCTGCATTTTCATTAAATAACAATTGAAAAAAGATTTCACTTGCACGTTTAGTTCCTTTTGCACGATAAAGTGATTTAATATTTTTAATTAATTTTCTTTTATCAATACTATCATCTAAAGTATCTGGAATGGATGCTAAAAAAGCATTTCTAAATTTAGTTAAAAATCCTTGTATTGTTTTATCAGGATCAGAATAGTCTAAAAGTTGTTGAATGTTTTGTACAGGATTGGCTCTGTATTTTAAAATAGTTGCTTCTGCAGCTGAAGTAGCACCAACAATTAATTCTCCTTCTACAAATTTATTTTGATGTGTAACAAATAAACGAGAACCGCCATCCACATCTTCAATTAATATAGTTGCAGTTGCACCTGAAGTTTGTCCTGTGATTATTTCACCATTAATAAAATCACCATAACTTGTGTCTTCTAAAAGTATTCTGTCACCACTATCGTCACCTTTAACATTAGAACCATTTAACGATATAAAGTTATCTATACCTGTTTGTGTTTCTAATTGAATGTGGTCAGGATCACCAATATTAGTTAATGTAATTTCTCCTGATTCTAAAAATGAATAATAGGCTTTTACAAATTCTAAAAAAAGTGGATGATCCTCAAGTACAAAATCAGGTACTTGTGAATTTAATAAATGGGATAATTTATCTTTGAAAGTTGCCATTGTTCATTAGTTGTAACTACTTGTAGTGGTATATCCAATACCAGCGTTAGATGATCCTCCAACTAATGTATCAGGTTCTACTGTGATTGAACTGTTAGCTATATCAATCTCTAAAATCTGATTTCGTACAGGAACAATGTCATTGGATCTAGGTTCAACAGTTAATTCAATTACAGTTGATGCTGTACCTCTAATATTTTCTATTGAAGAAATATTTAAACTATTTAAAACAATTTGTCCTGTTGCATAACTGATTGTACCTTGAGTTGCATTTGCATAGGTTCTAACTGAACCTACTAATCTGTATCTTCTAACATTACCTGCACCATCATCATCTAAGAACCAAATATTAGTTGAGTCACCATCAATTTTAAATCCTGATGTTTCAATAATACCACCTTCAAGTGATTTGTGTCCTGAATGTGGATTGTATAAAGCATTATTAAAATTAATTGTATATTTTGTAGAACTGCCTAATGTAGGTAAAAAAGATTTTCTAATTTTAACAGTTGTGATATTAGAAAGTATAGCAGTATTTGTATCATCAATTAATTTTGTTAATTTAGAATATCTAAACATTGAATCAAATTGTTGTAATGTGTTAAGATTATAATTTGTAATTGTAGAAACTATATCTGATTTTAATGTTGAAGATGTTTTAGTTGTTGCCTGTGCGTCATACTTAACATTTGAAGTTAAAAGAATACTTGTTGTTTCAGGATCAACAATTACAGGTGTAACAGAAGCAACTGAATATTTTTTTAGTGATGTTACAATAGAATTTTTTGTTGAGTCAGTTAAATTAGAACCACTTGTTGGTAAGATAGAAATATAAACTCTTCCATAGAAAGGTGTTTCTGCGTCTTCACCACCCCAAGCACTTACTGATTGTGTATTGGCATATAATTCTTTTACTTTAACTTTATAATCTTCTACAGTTACAGCACGGTCTTGTGCTGCATAAAAACTTGGTGCGTTTTGTTTTATACTTGCAATAGCTTCTGGTTCAGCACCGCCTTGTGCTTTTGAATTTACGGTTACTGTAATATCTACAAAACCAGAAATAGAACCTGACAAACTAAATGCACTTGCACCATTTGCTTCTGTTTTATTAGTTACAACATAACTGATATAAATGATGTTACCATCAGATAAAGATTTACCTATAACACCATCACCAAAATAAATTTCATATTGTCCATTTTCTGCTTCTTGTAAAAAATAAACTTTAGATGTTCCATCCAATTCTGTAATAGAAGTTGCTCTAGTATAAGTGTTAGATGTAGAATCAGCAGAACTATTTTGTACTACCACTTTTAATGTAGTAGTGTCTGCTCGATCACTTGGAATTAAAAATCTTTGGTCTACGTCAGAACTATTATTAGTATAAGAATAACTTACATAACTTCCTTCATAGATGTTTACCGATTGTGCTGTATATACTCCATCAACAGGAGTAATAATTACATCCTGAACATTTACAAATGAATAACTTGTACCATCTATAGATGAAGTAAATTTTGTTCCAGCAGGCATTGTGATAGAAGAACCTGTACCATCGTTGATTACTATTTTTAAATCAGCGACTGGTGCTCTTGCTGAATTGGGAGTGTACCCAACTAATTTTGCTAATGAAGCAACACTTGATCTTAATTGTGCTGTATCTAAAAACATTTCGTTGGCAACAAAGTTTGTATTGTATGCCAAGTAATGTGTATTGTACGATAACAGATCCAATAAAACTGTTAATGAACTTCCTTCAAAATCGTAATCTTTAAATTCTGCTTGATTGGATAAAAATCTTTTTAATGAACCTTTAATGGTTTCAAAATCTAATTGTGATATGTCTAATCTATGTGAACTCATTTTATCTTACTCTTTGTAAAAATGTTGAAACGGTAACAGGTTCAGTTGAACCAATAATAAAAAGTCCAACTACTATGTTTAAACCATTTTCACCATCATTTGAAACTTCTATACTACTAATAGAAACTCTTGGTTCATAATCTGTAATAGCCTTAGCAATTCTATCTTTAATAATGACCATCATAGGGTCACTTATATTTTCAAATAAAAATCCTCGTAAATTACATCCGTAACTTGAATCAAAAGGTTTTTCATATTTGTTAGTTAAAATTATATTTTTAACTGCCCTTTTAATTGCTTGTACATCATAATATTTACTAACATCACTAGTTGCTGGATTTTTAGTAAAACTCAAATTAAGATCGCTGTAGATACGGTTAGAGCGTTTGCTCTTATTCGTTGTCGTTGCGTCATAGTTTGAGTAGGCCATAACAATATTTATACTCTAACCTGCAAAAACATTTGGAGAACCTTGAGCTACAGATGTACAAGTGGGATCTCCAACTCTACCACATTGTCTACCGTTTATAAAAACTGAAGATGATCCTTTAACTATAGGAAAAGAGTGTCCTGGACACGGAGTGCCAGGTCTTAAATGTCCAGTATTAAGATCACCTTGACGTGATACTCCTATACCATTAACCTTAACATTAGAAGAACCTTGAGCTCTAACCATACCTGAGCAGTGAGGTACGTCTGCATCGCCTATTCTAGTTATTGCTGGCACGGGACATTAACTCCTTTAAATAATCGTTAAATTTTGATATAAGATTATGTTGTTCCTCTGTATGAGGTTCAGGTGGATAGTCTGGTTTAAAACTTATCAACCTTTCAAAGTTTGTTGGTATACTATCATAATGTTGATATTTTAATAATTTACCATCTTTTATAATAGAAAATTCACCAGTTAACATTAAGGTCTACCTTGTCCCCTATATTGTTTCCAATTACGTTTTTTGGATTTGTTCATTGTTGAAAATTTAACTGATTTTTTTCTTTTTGAAATTGATGTTTTTCCTGGACGTTTTTTACCTACGAATGTGTTAACGCCAAATACTTTTTTTGCCATAATATCCTCAATATTAAATGTTAAAAGAGGCCACTTTTTAGGGTGGCCTCTATATTAGTAATTATTTATTCGTCTTCTTCCTCATCATCCTCATTATCTTCATCTTCGTCCTCATCTTCTTCTTCATTATCTTCGTCTTCCCACTCGTCTTCGTCTTCTTCAATTTCTAATACTGATTCAATATTAGAAACTTTATTTTCTAACTCATCAATCTTATCCTCTAATCTTTCAAGGATATTTTTGTTTTCTTCTGCCATTTGATTTCTCCGTTAGTTGTTAATCAACTCAACTGTCAAGTGTATTGTGTATATATGGAATGATTCGAATCTATTTAGTGTTATCCCCTTTCAGACATCATTTTCTGTGTCAAAATAGTCAAAAACTCCATTTCACGTGTAAGTCATTGAAATATAAGGGTTTTTTTATGGAGAAAAAACCTAATAAAATCAGTTATTTACAAAGAAAATGGAAAAGGTAATAAAATCAATGACTTATACGCCTTTTAATGCTTGATTTTTGTATTAATCTATGGTATAATATACGTATAAACAAAATGAAAGGATATATTATGAATATGAATAAAAAATACGAAGAAATGAAATCTGAAGTAGATAAACTATTAGATAAAGTTGAAGATTTAGTTTTAGACTTTGATAATGAAAATGAAACAGATGTTTCAAATGATTTACATTTAACAATTCACGCACTCAAAGAAAGAATTGAAGACAATGCTTGCGATTGTATTGACTTTGATGATGAAGAAGAAAATGACTAATATTACTTTGACAAATAACAATATGACTATTATCCGAAATGTCGTTTATAGTCAACTAAAAAAAATGAAAAAAAACATTAATGAAATCGTTGAAGTCGATAAAGACTTAATGAATAAAATTGATATTAATATGAAAAATACTATTAATAAGATTTTACACGACCATAGATTTAAAGAAATCAACGGCTACGATTTTAAACAATAACAAAGAGAAAACACTATGACAAAAAAACAAAAAAAACTATTAAAAGAAGTTAAAACTGCTCTAACTTTAAGTGAAATTAGAAAAGACTTAAAAGATTGGGCTAAAACAAAAGATGGCAAGTCTTACAAACTTTTCTATCAATTAGAAAATAATAGATAATAATAAAGGAGAAAACACTATGTCAAAAACAATGCAATACGCTATGGATACTGCTGAAAAGAAAGTAGATGAAATAGTTGAATCAATTAAAAACGGTACTGTCAATAAAGTTGAAGGTGCTAAACAAATACTTAACGTATCTAATGTAGAATTACTCGGTATTGATGAATACAATGTCGGTGAAGTAATCTACGAAATATACCAATAAGGAATTATAGAATGAAAAATTTAACTGTTTATTTTGCTACATTGTTTTTATTACTGATGACATTCGCTACAGGTGCAATTGAATCCAATGAATTTTTAATAGGAGCATTATGTGCCTTTCTTGGATGTGTTTCAGGAATACTTGCAATCTATTTTCAGGAAAATGAAAAGAACAAACAATCTAACTACTACTACAAGGAGTAACAACTATGGCTTATGCACAATTTATTGATTACGTTTCTTTTAATACCAAAGATTATAAACCTTCTACATATCAAAAAGACTTATTGACCTATGCAAAGAAGATTTGGAAAATGTATATCACAGGAAAAATATTTGAAAGAAACAAATTACTTCCTACACCACAAACGGTGAAAGAGGCTTTTGACGATTATATTTCTAATGTCAATCCGAAGGCTTTTAATGATGAGAATTATGCTGAAGTCACCGATGATTTAATGACCTTTGTAGATGAAAACAATATTGCTTTAGAAAAAAAATTATCCGTTGCGGAAAAGAAACTATTGAAACCCACCGTACATTAATGAATATTACAGAAACCATATTTAACGAATCTTTATTTTTTTTACGAGATTATATTAATCGACATTGTATTGTACGTAACACACGTATGAAAGGTAAAGCACCTGGCACGTTTTATACTTGGCAGTTTTATTTAAGACGTGGTTTATTTAATGCAACTTTTTTACAACATTTATCCATTTGTTTTGTTTATACTATTCGTAAAGATATAGGACATTTTAATTTTCAATTAGCAGGTATGGAAACAGCTTCCACTCCAATGTTATCTGCATTACCTATATTGGTACAACCGTACGGCATTTCCCTCAATGCTTTTTCTATACGTAAAGAACGAAAAGAATATGGACTACGTAATTGGATTGAAGGTATGCCTAATGATTTACCTGTTGTCTTAATTGATGATTTGTCTAATTCGCAAGCCAGTATGGCTAATGCTTATCAAATACTCAAAAATGAATCTATCGATTGTTTACCCAACACTTTTACCATTGTCAACAAAACGTATGCAGGACAAGAAATCACCGATAAGTATTTACCTTTACATTTTACACACTCTTATTTGTTTACCTTACAAGATTTTTTATTGGCACTACGCTATGATGAACAACGACCGATCGAAGAAGTATTACAAGAATATTATGCAGCAACTTCTAACGACAGTATTAAGTTATGATATCAATGGAAATAAACAAACGAGAACATTTATGGAAGATCAATGCGGCCGCCAATGAATTGGATAATGTATTATATGAATATGCAAACGGTATGATAAACACACAAGTGGCACTACAACGTATTCAACATATTCCTTTTATAGACTATCATAGTCCTAATACCAACGCACAAGACTTACTCAAACGTCCGCCGACAGTTCACACTAAATAACTATGAGTTTGCGAAAAAATTTTATGAATTGGAAATTAGATTTAATCGAACAGTTCCCAGGAATAGAAATCAAAGATACCGATATGCAAGGCCTATGGGGTCCACTCTATATCGTTACCTATGCAGGCGGCACTAACGTTATCAATCAATCAGGAATAGCAGAATGGTGCAAAGACATAGAACGTAGTAATAACTGGGTACCAAAGGTGAATAAACAATGACCAAATCAAAAACAATCTACATTCACGTCAACCAACACGTGATAAAATCAAATAAAAAACATAATTAAAACTCCCCTTTAATACCAAATGTAGGATTGTTATAACATTCCTGTACTTTCTTTGCTATCGTAATTTCTGTATCTTTTTCCATATCCTTAGTAATAACACAGTTTGCATTAAACCGAGTATTCGTACAACTTGCAAATAATAACAATAGACATAATCCTACTATACTGAATACTAGAATACGTTGATACACACGCTGTGCTTTTCTTTTCTGTAGATATTGTTGAATTATTTTACGATTTCTATAGTGCATAAGGACATCCGTTCTTTTATTTAGTTTTTAGCACGAGGAAAATTTTCTATGTCTTTAATGAATGGGATTATGCTCAGTTTCCCAGAGTATGACATAAAGTCGGCCTAGACCTATTTAAGTATCTTTAGAGAGCTCAGTTTTATAGATTAGAAAATATAATAATTCTTTAAATTTAAAAATAGCGTCCTAGTCTAGGCAGTCTTAGTTATGGTCAATAGGGTTACCGTATGTGTGATACTCCCCTTGAGCAATCTTCGTTGATGTACCAAAGGCAGTTTCTGTGATATTGCCTACCACTTTAAGGTTGTAATTGCCACCTACTAATACATTCATATCAGCACCACTATATAAATTCATCTTGCCTAATAACGTAGAGATATTGACATCGCCATTATCTACTTGTATATTGACGTTTGCATTGGGTCCGACCTGTATATCATAATGATTATCAGCAGCACCATCTGCATTGACAATGATCTTATGACGGCCGCCGATGGAGATATCAGCATCGCCTTTGATGTATATTTTATTGTCCTTTTCTATTATTTTGGTATCATCTCCCTTGACTATCGTGCTACGTGTACCATCGTTGTGTATTTCGTATTCTGTGCCTGAAGCGTGATATTCTAAGATACGTTTGGCATTAACGGTATCATCATATTCTTTGATATGTCCGCCTTCGGTTTCATAGACGTGATTGTAAGGATACTTTGCAGCATAGGTATTTGCAGGTTGATTCCAAGTATCTCCTGCGGATGCCTCGGTTTCTACGTCCTGATTCGCCGTAGGCAGTCCCACAATGTTTGCTGTAGGAATGGTTGTATAACGTAGTAATTTACGAAACTCTAATAAAGGTATGGCCGAATCATTACGTGCCAGTCTATTGACATCGCTTTCATTTTTGTAACGAGGATAGACACCA